TTATTTGATTTGAAACTACTCATCTATTTTTACACCAATCACAGTAATAAGCGCACCATCAATACAATTCTCAATGGCTTCTATAATTAATTCTTCTGCCTCAGAAGCAGCGCCGTGAACCCCATCAGCAGGAATCCACGACGCATCCTCATCAACAGTAATATCAAGACGAACTTTAAGACGCATTAAAAACCGCGACCAAAGAAAAACTGTGAAGTGCTCTTGCTTCTAATCACGCTATTCATCTCAATCAGATAATGCTGTTTAGCACTCATAAGTTTCTTGTAAGCATCTTGATAATTCTCTTGAGCAGCCGCGTATTGTTGCTTGGCTGATTCGTAATCAGAATACTTTAAGCTACTCAGCTTATCTTCTTTCTCTCGAATTTCTTTTTCGAGTTCTTTAATTTCAGTCTCCATATCTTTTTCAGTCATCTTCATTTTCTCCTGCTAGTTCACCGCCAATGGCGCTATATCCAACTTTATCAATCCAGCTATCTGCTAGACCCGGACTCTTTAAAGCTCTACAAGTTTTAACCCAGTCCATTGCCAGGGCCACTTCATAGGCACGGACCTTTCTGTTAAAGATAACGGACCAACCCTCAGCAATATCTTGGAAGTTTTTGTTAGGAGGACCGTATTCATTTTGTCGATCACCATTAATTATATCTTGTGCTGTTTCTATTACAGAGTTTCTACTCGTCATTAGTTCTTCCTATTTAAATTAGGGAAAGGAATGACATTATCATTTCCTTCCAATGTTACACTAATCTGCTGTTCAATATCAAAGTCAGGATCAATAGCAGCAAACCGTTGCATTGCTTCCTCAATAGATGTGCTCAGTTCACTAATTATCAAACCCATCGCATCATACTCACGAGTGCCAACTAGGTTCTCTGAAACAAAATCTCCAACATCAACCTGTAGAGTCTCGTTCTCAGCATCACAATGCACAAAGATTGCAAAGGTATTATCAGGGATAAAGACTTTGTGAGCTACTTCAAAGCTTTCTTTTTCGTCCACCTTTTTCTTCTCCTAAGTTTAATCCACTGTTCTGGGATTAGTTTATCCGCATAAATGAAGTCGTTCTTCTCACACCACATTGCGTAGGTTGTCTTACTTCCCTTGCGAATCTTTGCATTTGAATTACTAAATACAAATCTGATGTCAAGGTCTGGGCATTGCTCTTTAATCCAAAGATGCTTCTGCCTATCCTCTAAAGAAAAGATCCCCTTCGTTTCTATGATGATGCCGTTAGGCAATAGAAAGTCAGGGGTATATGTGCGACGTTTTTCTGGTTGAAGGTATGCTACCTTTGTAACTTCGTAACAGTTTGTTATGCCTAAGTTAGACAACTGTAAAGCTACATTATCTTCAAGACCAGATCTATATCCTTTAGCCCTAGCCCTATACCTAGAAGATTTAAGCGACTTCTTCTTCTTTATAGTGCGTGTAGTATTCATACGCATTTGCTGCTTTAGACTTTGCTTTTTTACGATACTCTAAATTAGGCCAGCAAGAGTAACGATAATCACAGAATGAGCAAGAGCTGGCTAACTTACGGTTACCAGTAGGCTTCTTATACCAAGTCTCTTCTACGTCAGAGAACTCTCGACTGAAGTTATTTTCTCCAGCCTCTTTATAACGCTTGATAGTCCTGACAATGTTAGCGTGGTATATTTCTTCATCAGTAGGATCGACAGAACAGACCTTCATCTCTCCTGTCTCTTTGTTAATTGCTATCCAGCCACCTGCTTTTATATCAGGATACTTTGGCCGCTCTGCAATAGTATACCCGAATAACTGACTAACGTAACCAAAGCTATCGCCTTCTTTCATAGCTTCATACGATTTAAACTTGTGCTCGAAAGCAAACCTAGATGCAGACTTAATATCCCACATCGTAAGGTTACCGTCATCATCCTCAATGATTAAATCAAACTCGCCATACAGATCACCCTCTGTAGTTTCTAAGCGTGTTCTCTGATTCAAAGCAAAGATCTTAACACCAGCAGCTTCAAGGATAGCAACCGCGATTACCTCAGTCATATCACCATAGGTCATCTTAATTTTAAAGCTGTGGTCTTTTGGTGTTTGTGACCAGTCTAGCTTGTTAGCGTGTAACTGACAAAAGGGTTTGCCGATTTGAGAAAGCGAGGGAAGGTTTGACTTCCCCCTTGGTTTAGAATTAAAACGACCAAGCTTATCGTTGAAGTTCTGAGATGCCTTAAAGATAAGATGTTGTGGTAACTCAGGTGTTCCAGATAAAAAGTCGTCTATCTTAACTTGTAACCAGTGTACATCTTCAAACATTATCAAGCCTCAAGAACATCATCAAAAGAGTCTACAATATCATTACTGTTTTCTCGCATCTTCTCTGATACCTGTTCATTCTCATACTTAACAAGATCGAAGAAGTCATCCAGCAGAATTTTGTAGTCGCTGTCCAACTCAATGATGTTGGTCATGATAGGCTTGTACTTCAACGTAAACCATTTGTTAGATCCACGCTTGTTTAGCTCAAAGTCAATCTTGAGTTCAACAGAAGCCGGATTAACCTTTTGCTTGAGTAAGCCACCCAAGACTGAACTGACCTCCATAAAGTTGGAGGGTCCAAGGCGCATACGGAAAGGAACATCTTTTACCTCATTAGGGCCATCGTTCCCTGGTGAAACAGGATCTTCCATACGAAGTGTTCCAAAGAGGTGACGATACAACTTAACTTTATTCGCACTGGCAAATGCAACTGGATCAGAGGTGCGAAGTTTCTCCTTCATCTTAGATGGAATCCATCCACACTTATCACCACCCTGCCAGTCCAAGGCTGGTTTACTAAAGTCTTTGAAGTGAGAAGACATATTAGTGTACTTCTCAGCATCTGAATCAAACACGGCAGTCTGCATCGTATCAAAGTAGATACGCATATAAGCTTCTTTTGAGAAGTATTCCTGTTCCGAGGGATCGCGCAAAGCAATAGATGGGGCTGGTACACTTACCAGATTTTCATCAGCATCCTCTACGTTAGCATCCCGGTTGATACGCGCCCGTGCAATACTAGGTGCGCCAGAGGTAGATGCAGAATATAGTAAGGCAAAATCATCACTGTTTTCAAAGAGAGCAATCTCGTTCATATCGAACTCCAAAGTTTAAAGATAGTTCTTGTAGCACATCATTACACAAATGTCAAGCAAAATCTTCTTGTTCCATCCAGTTTTTTCCTTTAGACATTTCAACGTCTAACGGGATAAACTTATCAAGTCCGAAACGCTTGTGTGCTTCTGTCTGTGCTTCGAGTAAACAAGCTGGACCGATATCTTTAATGATGTCGATCTCGTCTGGGTGAGTGTCAATCAGCACACTATCATGTACTGTGTTTATGACACGGCTTTGTAGTTCTAGCTCAGTAATCTTACGGCAGAGAAGGATTACACCAAGGGGTACAATCTCTGCTGTTGCTACAGACTGAACTGGGTAGTTAACTATTTGGGTTTTAGCACTGGCATTTCCTTGGCTATTTCTGTAGCAACCTGGAAAATCGAACTGCCTTCCTGTAGCGGTGACAACTCTTCCTGTTCTGATTGCTTGCTCCTGGAGTTGCGTATGCCAGTCGAAGATCCCTCGGTACTTTCCGAAGAACTCTTGGAAGTAAGCCATCTGTGCTGGAGTGCCAGACGTTCCGCCGTACAGTGGACGGAATGTGCTTGACTTAGCTGGGCCTCGTTCAGTTGGCTCACCATGCGCTGTGAGAACTTGAGCGGTGTAGGCGTGAACATCAAATCCATTTTCAACCTCTTGCTTAATCTTAGAGTCTCTAGCCAGCGTACCAGCTACACGAAACTCTAACTGTGAATAGTCAATCTCAATTAACTCACCCTCATCGAATCTACTGACAAAGGCTTGTCGTACAGGAAACAGCTTACCCTTTGGCATGTTCTGTAGATTAGGGTTGCTGCTGCTCAAACGACCTGTAGCAGTAATACACTGATTAAAATTAGCGTGAAGTAAAGCATCGTCTTTAATACCTTTCTTGATACCTTCAATAAATGAAGAACGATAGGTTTCAATTGCTGACAATCTGACGATGGATTCTAAGAACTTACGAGAATCTGGATCACCAGCACGATTAAGTAGAGCAGATAAGGTAAGCTTGTCTGTCTTAAATCCACCTGCTGAGGCTAGTGCAACAGATGGCTTAATATTTAAACCCGCTCTTTCATTCAGATCTTGATAGATAAAGCCCTTCCCATCACAAGCAGGACATTTGGTAGGCTTCTTAAATTGCTCACCACTCTTCTTCATTTTAAAGAAGTGTCCTCTGCCTTGACAGGAAGGGCATTGCAAAGCCTTGGTCTTGTATGACCTCTTAAAGCATAGGTTCAGTGATTGCTTAAACTCTGCAAGGGATAGCTTTGGGCGACGTTTGGGTTTACCCCTTTCATCTGTACCGATGTTCATGATCTCTTTCCACTTGTTTTTATTGACAAGCTTGCAAGAGTACACAACCTCGGACATCTGTTCAGGGGAGGATAGGTTAACCTCGGTGTCGCCCATAAGCTCATGGGTCTTACGTTTCAGATACGACTGGAGTTCCTCCTGCTCCTTCTGATAATCCTGATCTACCTTATTAAGTACATCAATATCAATTGCCATACCTGATCGTTCAATATCTGTTAACACGGAACAGAACTCACACATGAGGTCGCGTACAGGGACAAGGGAAACCCCTTCAGCGTCCTCGAATTGTTCCTTCTGCTTTTGATATATCTCAGCCGTAGCTTTGATATCGTGTACCAGATACTGACTACCAACCTCTCGATCTAAATCCGAGAAGTTTTTGCCAGCGTCTATGGCATCACCAAGTGTGCTTAATTTCTCAGTGACGCCATAGTGCTCGGCTAGTGCTGATAAGGACAGGGGGTTCCTCACAGCACGATTAAGGACATACTGATTAATCATGGTATCAATCACTTTGCCCTTACACTCAAACCCCATTTCACGCAACCAAGACAGGTCAAACTTAGCATTGTGGGCAATAAGGTATTGAGCATTCTGTAGGTGACTACGAAAACTTTCTAAGCCATCAAGGTCGTCTGGCCAAACAATAACAGGCTGCTCGTCAATGTCAATACGCATATAACCAATTGCAGCCAGTTGATTAGAACTGTTATAAGGTGTAGGGTCTTTACGATCTCCGTACAAATCAATCTCTAAATCAACAACCAAAGTGTAATTCTGCATCGCGCTCTCTCATCTTCTCGCCAGTCATCTTAACTAACTTGATTGGTGTATCCCAGCGGTCTGGAAACATACTCATCAAGTCCTCTGACTCTTTACGGTTACGATAGTATTGGTAACCTCCTGGCTCTTGTTTGTACGGTATGATAGATCCATCTTCAATCTTCGGCCATGTGCGGTAGAATAGGTTCTCTACACGGCGCAGTAAATGCGAATAGAAAGTTTGAAGTGTCTCTTGTGGATTGTCAAGTCTAAAATCTAATTCCCAATGCTGCATAAAGTCACTGGCTAAAAGATCACCCGTGTCAATTCCTTCATCAATCTGATGAATACAAACACCTACCGTATAGCCTTTATATAAGGCCCATACATTTGGATAGATACCTCGACCACGGGGTAGAGCAGCAGGGTGAATGTTAATTATATTAAACCTACTGATCACATCTGATTTAAAGATAGGTGCATAACCGTTGCTGATAATTAAATCAGGGTTGATAATCTGTAAGTCCATAAGACTATATTTGTCGTCCGATTGCATCACAGTATGGCCACGCTTAGTGAGGTAAACATCAATAGCTGCACTACGCCATGTTGGTCCTAACACAAGTATCTTCATAGTAATATCTCCTTATATAAATATATATTAATATATAATATATAATATAAATAGATTATCTCCCAAACGGTATCGAACCTAATATCATAGCTTTCTGGATTTGTCAAGCTTTTTTTAATCGTGATACCTAGAAATTTCAGGTGCAATCTTGACGATGCATCTTCCATGTCTGCCTCCTACCTTATTCTTAGACACGGTTAGGTAGCGTAAGAAGTTATCCTGTCCATTGTCAGTTGCTTCTTTACCTAAACCAATGATGTAGTCAGCCTCTGCTGGCTTGCCGATCTTACTGCCAGACATCTGTGTGAACCTTAGACTGGTTCTACCATCAGCACTAGCATCAGCTTGTGTAACAGCAATAACAGAGCATTCATTCTTCTTAGCTATCTCACGGCCACGACGATAGATCTCTGACAACTTTAGATCATCACGCGCAAACTGTCCGTTGATGTTAAGCTTGTCCATCTGATCAATCACAACAATGTCAGGCCGATACTTCTTAACCAAAGCCTCTAGCTGC